AGAAGATGGAGTCCTCCATCTCCTGCTGAACTTCATCAAGAAATTCAAAAAACAAATCATTATTCATCAAAATACCTCAAAAGCCTAAAAAAAACAATCATAAGGCAAATATACATCGGAATTATCAAAAATATAAGGATTAGTCCGCAAAAGACAAGATGGATCATAAATGAACGGAATTAAACCATTATTTTCACGGATCAAACGCCGATAAGTACCATATGACATACACGGATCAGACGGATCTAAAACAACATTTGTATAAAAACCATGCTCTCCAAAAACTTTAAATTTGATTTTCATGCTCTACCTCCCATATTACATTTAAAAGAGAAGGGCTATAACTATAATCCTTAATTTCAGCAGAAATACAATCTAACTGATATTTATTAAATTCAACAATAACTTCTCCTTCATTCGTAAAAAAGGAAATAAAATCACTACCAATCTCATAACCTTCAACAGATCTTTTTTTCATTATTTCAATTCTCCTTTCATTTGATAATTTAATTATACATCAAATAAATCAAAATGTCAAGAAGTAAATCAAAATAAATCTAAAAATATTAATGATGATCTATTAAACCTGGTATACTAAATACAGGCATAGGACGAGTACACAGATTTTTAATATAAAAATCACCGAAAAACTGATTAGCAACAGAAGACGTAACAGCTAACGCACGATCTACATTAGTCTTATCCTCAACGATCCACTCAGGAGAGAGCTTAGGAAGATCAGAATAATCGTCAGCCAAATGCCAAGCATCAAGAGATTTCTTCGATAAAGAACGCATTTCAGCACACACCCTATTAGGTTTGTACCGGTAATCTGCCCATGCTTCTTGATAACCAAAAACGCCATCATCAGCAGCCGTACCTTTTGCAAAAATTTCACGATTATATACAGGCTGCTCGCCAATATTGGCCAGCGACGGCCAATAATAATCAAAGCGAGTTTTACGGCTAAAGAAACGTTCAATACCGCACTGATACGTATGATCATAACGCGCCACACAAAGACCGATCAAAAATCCATGTTCAACGAACGACTGCGTAAAATCCGAATGAGTGTCAACGGTCAAAGAATAAGCGGTAGTAGTGCCCTGAGGAGTCGTCGCCGATTCAGAATTCTGAACGACCTGATTAACATTAATTAACATACGATTTCCGCCAAGGTACTCCGGGCGCTGGAGCCTACTATCAGGGGAAGTAACGCCGAAATGATTAGACAAAATTTCAATATACCTCGTACCACCTCGGGCATCTTTCTCATATATCCTCTGAATTTGAAAAGCCAAGCGCAATTGATTAATAGTAGCAGCAGTCGCCTGTGTTAAATCCGTCCACAAATTAGAAGGATAAATATCAACACCATCGCCACTATTGCTACCAGCATAAGTAAGAGAAGAATTATGAAACTTAGCAGCATAATCGCCGATGATAGAAGAATTATCATTAGCATTCCTAAACATCAAAGAAGATGGCTTACCATTAGAATCAAGAGACCACTCAGGCCTATGATCATAACTAACTAAATTACCAGTATTACCACCATATACAGGGGCCTGATTACCTAATGGCAATAATACATCAGGACCTTTTTGAGGTGATGGAAGACAAGAGGTAAAATAATCTCTAAACTTACCAGCCTTCAAAGGATAACCACCTCTCACGGCCTGAAAAAGACCGGAAGAATCGTTAGAACCAGCAGTAACATCATCACCTAAAGGAATAGACTGAGGAGTCTGAAGACTTTCATCACGAAACCACTCATTATATATCAAAGCATAAGCACGAAAAGGAAGAGCAGAAACAGAAAGCTCACCAATATAAGGAGGAATACCCATATAATCGGCTATAGTACCTTCAGCCCAACCGAATTGAGAACTACCACCACCAGAACGAACCGGAGAAGTAACCTGAGGAACTGAATACTCGACCTCCGGAAACCAAGGAGCAGAAGTATTTTCGCCCATCATCTCTCGCCAATGCTCCCATACCAGACGACAAGGAACGAAAAAATAATACGTATCGAGATAAATATTATCCATCACAGGAGTAACAAGGGTCTGCAAGCGGATAAGCTTAGAAGTATCTATCTGAAACGTATCACCAGGAAGAACCTCATCACAATAAAAAGGAATAAGGTCACCAACATTGCCAGAAAGTTTAACACTATGCGAACGATCAAACCTCGAACGCTGTATATCAACTTGCGGATTTTTAGAAAAATGTGAATTCTGATTCCTATTCATTCAAAGTACCTCCATTTCCACTAGACGAATTACCATCGTTATTACTGCCGCTATTATTAGAGCTATTAGCTGCCTTTTTCTTAGATCCTTCGGCAGCAGTAAATTTATCAAACTTCTCAAGAAATTCAGGCGTTCCGGCTTGCCGCCAGAATTCAACAGGGGAATTATTGAAAAGATCTCTGAGTCCGGGGGGTAAGTCATTAAAACTATTCTCAGCGTCTTTAACATACTCATAAATATCAGCAAGAGTCTTAGGAGAATCAACAATATCCTCATATACACCTTGAACCTTGTTAAGAGCAGTCTCATCACCTTGGGCATAGCGCTGTAAAAGGACAGAAAGCTCTACAGACTCTCTGTGAGACTGAATCTCCTCATACCTATTATTAACACCAGACACAACAGGATTACCATCATCATCAACGGTATATACTTCATATTCTTCACGTCCAGACTCACATATAAATCTTTCATGATCATCAAATTGGGTACGATAATCCATTATAAAGTACCTCCATCACAAACAAGCTCAATAGTAGGACAAAGAACTATCTCACCAGTAGCAGAATCAAACTCACCAAGCTTATAAAGCTTAAAATCACTCTTATTAGCATTAAACAAAGAGCCTTCGGCCGTTATAGCATGGGTAAAATTCCTAACAGCTGTATAATCATTAACGTCCTGAGTAACCTGAAGATAACCCACTTTCTCATCTTTCATAGTATATAAACCATATTTCATAATCTTATTCCTCCTCTCCATTCTCCGGGTTTAACATTAATTTGCTTGGTCTTGCCAGCCGTGCGAGAAAAAACTCTCTTATCTTTACACCTACTCATTCTTCTTCGTCTCATACTTTACTCCTTTCTTTAAGATGGCCAAGACGATTAATAAGAGTATCCTCCTCTATGGCCAACATTTCCAGATAACTAAGATCTGTTCTTTTTAACTTATTAGTTTTAACCTTCTCTGCGACAAACTGCCTATTTAATTTTATAGCAGCCATATCAGAAGGATACTCTACGTCATACAATCTATCATAATACCTTGGTGGCTTAAAAGATCTACCACCAACAGAAGTTGACAATAAAATCTTATCATAATCATATATCTTATCCTTATTATCATCGTAATAATAACGAGCAATACCAGGATCACGAGACATACGAACAAAAGGGGGATAAATACCTAAGTCCTCATATATCTCAGAAGACTTACCTTTAAGCTTCTTAGTAACATAACGAGCCACATAGCAACAAGTATCCCATGAACACTCAGCAAGAACAGCATGACCACGCTGCTGCCAAGCCTTATCAATAGTAGGAGAATTATATAATATTTCTCCACGAAAATTAGTTTTATATATCTTAAGATCATTAAGATGAAGACCAAAAATAATAACATGATAATGAGGTCTATGAGTCTCGTCACCATATTCACCACAACCAAAAAAACGAATCTTCTGACCTGTATTCTTTCGCAAGCGTTTCATAAAAGAAGAAAGTTCGTCCTTATTAAGCGATACAATAGGAGAGGGGACTATCTCTCCGGTATCACAATTTACAAGTTCATGACGATCAGGAAGATGATCATCATCATAAGTTAAAGTTAAGAACCAATTCTCATCATGATACTGAGCTTCAAGCATGCAACGATTAGCCCAGTCACGAGCATACTGCAAACGACATTCAATACACTGTCCGCAAGGAATTTCAATAAATTCAGAAACGTAATCACCGAAAGGAACACCTTGCAGAGCATGCCAATGATCACCATCAAAGCGAACAAAATCAATAGCATATGAAACAATCTTATATTTAGGTTTACCAGAATCAGGCCAAATACCTACAGGAAAACCTTTTAAAGGATGTTTACACATTTTAAAAACCTTCGAAAACTTCTTCAACAAGATAAAAATCTATACCACGATCAGATGCAGCTTCATCAAGATCAGCATAAAAATCATCAGAAGCAACGTCATAATCACTATAAAAGTGAAAAGTTATATAATCATCTTTATACACATCATACAAACTAACAAGATAATCCATAATAACACCTCATAGCCGGAAAAAACGGCAAAATTCATATTAATAATATACGCTATAAACGTTTAATAAGTGTTTTAAATTCAATAAATATTTTAATATTATTCTAAAATAAATACAACGTCAGACTACTTTTTTTCAAAAAGGTGTCAGTCAGCCCAGTTACATCAAGAGGGTAACTGGGCTGACTGATGCACTGTCCTATTTATAGGACAGTGTACACTACTTTTTAAATAAAGAACTAATAAAGTTCGCAAAAGGTTGACCAATATACTTCTGATAACCTTGATATACTGAACCAAGCAAGGAGAAAGGACTTGAAGGAAAGTCACGCTTACTTGCATAAGACTTATTAGAAGCATACCGGGAAGCACTACTCGAAAGCGTTGAACCTAAAATAGAAGCGACGGAGCTACGATCTGCACCATACCGGGAAGCAGCAGCGCTCATAGAAGCAGAACCGAGCATAGCATTAGCACTAATCTGTGCGGCATTAATCTGTGTAGCAGAAGAAATAAGAGACTGGAGATAACCAGCTATAGCAGAAGAATAAGACTCATCAACTTTACCAGATTTACCGGTAGCGGTGGCACCGGAAGGAGTAGCAGCTCCTTGTCCACCGGTAGATAAAATAGGGTTAAGACCGGCGGCGATCAAGTCTTTAACCTCTCTTTGATGGGCCGTATTGGACATATTCTCTTGCCAAGAACGAGTAAGAGCAGCCTGTTCAGCATTAAAAGCCATCTCCTCACGTGCGAAAGCCTGAGACTGCGCCGTATTCGCTGCAGAGCTCTCTTTGATGGAATTAAGTAAATCGTCATACATTGCCATAATAACACCTCTTAAAAATGAAAATAGAGCCTTGGCAAGGGCATCGCTCTGCTTATGCCAAGGCAGCTTATAAGGAGAAAATTACTTCATAGTAGGAGCAGCAGCAGGATCAAGGCCATGACGCTCAAAAAAAGAGGTATATAAGCGTTAAACCAAGCGCAAACGTCGCTAACATCCAAACTGATGTGAAAACCTTCAAAAGTATAATAACGGCAGAAGATGGAGTCCTCCATCTCCTGCTGAACTTCATCAAGAAATTCAAAAAACAAATCATTATTCATCAAAATACCTCAAAAGCCTAAAAAAAAC